TAGATTTATTTGAAGAACTTTATAAAAAGTCTAGATAAGATTACATTGTATTAAAGAATAAACAAAATAGTTTATCAAGAAAAAATTGGAGAGATTTAAAAGAAAGCAGTTTTTTAGAAATAGAAGAAAACAAAAACAAAAAGCTGAAAATTAAAGATGAAATATCTCTTCTTAGAGAAAAAGAAATTAGTTTAAATGTAAACTTAAGAAATCTAAAAAACAATATTACACAACATCCATCTGGATTTACATCTGAAACTATAAAACAAGAAATTAATTCGTCACAAGAAAAACTAGACAGAAACAAAAGTCTTTTAAGCAGTCTCGAAGAAAAAATAAAACAAAGCAAAATTTCTTTAGAAAAAATAAAAAACTTTAAAAATAGTTTTTCTTTAGAAGAAATAAAACAAAGTGAGGAAAGACTTCAAACATTAAAAAGAAAACTTGTTTCTGTCAAAAACAATAAAGTTTTTATAGATACAGAAATATCAAGAAACAAAAACTCACTTAAGATACTTGAAGAAGTACCTTGTAATGAAAAGTATTCAAATTGTAAATTTATAAAAGAAGCATATCAATCAAAGAGTCAAATAAAAGATTTAAATGATGAATTTAGAGAATTAGAAAAAATTATATTTGAAATCCAAAACTCAGTTAAAAGTTTAGAATCACAAGCGCTTGAAGAAAAAATAAAAAAGTTTAATGAAGTAAACAATAAAGAATATAAAATTAAAGTTGATTTAGAACGATGTGTAGAAAAAAAGGATGCCACAGAAAACAGTATTTCAAGCATTGAAGAAAAACTTAAAAATTATAAAAAAGTCCAGAAAGAGCTTTTAGAAACAAATAATGTTGACATAAGCAATGATCTAAAAAGATTAAAACAGCAAATAAATAGCGTTCAATCTAGTATATATGATAAAGAATCTGTAATAAGCAATATAACAAAAGACATTTTCATCTTAGAGGAAGAAATTAAAATCCTCAATGAAGAAGAAAAAGTTTACTATGATCTAATTGATTCTTGGAAAACTCATGATTTATTTTCATTTGCAGTTTCTAAAAAAGGAATTCCAACAATGCTTATTAGTAATAGTCTTCCTTTAATAAACAGCGAAATAAACAAAATACTTACAGGTGTTACAAATTTTAATGTTTTCTTAGAAGATGAAGATAATAATTTAAATGTTTATATTGATTATGGTGACTCTAAAAGAATCATAGAATGTGCTAGTGGAATGGAGAAAATGATTACTTCTATTGCTATTAGAGTAGCACTTATAAACATTTCTTCTTTGCCTAAGTCTAATATTTTTATAATTGATGAAGGCTTTGGCGCACTAGATAGCTCAAACGTTGAGTCATGTTCTAGACTTTTAAAAAGCTTAAAGAAATATTTTAAAACAATTTTAATTATATCACATGTTGATACAATAAAAGATATAGTTGATAAAAATATTATAATTAATAAAAGAAAAAAAGATGCTTATGTTGAATATAAATAACGCAAGTTGGAAAAAGTTAGATAATATTTATGAAGAAGCCTTTTTAGACGGCGTCAGGTTTATAAGAAAAATTGGAGATGTTTCTTTAGATATAGAATGTAGTCATTGTAAGTCTTTAATAATAACGATAGAAGACGTTGACTGCATGAAAAAGAAAAACATATGTGAAGAATGCTATCTAATACATTATCAGCCTAACGCTGAAAAATGGAATAAAGGTTGGAGACCTAGTTAATATATATCTATATTATATAAAGGAATAGTTATGGAATACGAATTAATTTCAAATATTGGAAATGCCATAGATAATGTCTACAATTATAGTAGCGAAGATGGCGCAAGAAAAACTGTAGCAAAATTAAGCAACGACAAAGAAATGTCTATTTCTTTTAAAACAATATTAAATATTGGAAGAGATAGCGATTTGCAACATCAAACTGCTTTTTTAAAAAAAGAAGCAAATGATTTAATTAGCTCACGGCTTAGAACAATAAAAGCAGAATTTAAAAGTCTTTCTGGAAGGGGTCTTATTACAAAAAAAATAAGTTCTAATGACTCTTTTGAAACTTTAACTGTAAGTCCTTACAGCCCTTTTCGAAAAATAAAATATACATGTAGCTATACATACGAAGTAAAATAAATGAAAACTAAAAGTGGTCAAATTAATGAAATAATAAAGTGCGGCAAAGACCCTGTGTATTTTATGAACAGATATCTTAAAATACAACATCCGCTTAGAGGTCTAATAAAATTTAATACTTTTGACTTTCAAGATGACTGCGTCAATGATTTTAACGAGCATAGATTTAATATTATCTTAAAGTCTAGGCAATTAGGACTTTCAACATTAGTTGCTGCGTACGCTGTCTGGCAAGCAGTTTTCTACAAAGAAAAAAATATTCTTATTATTGCTACAAAATTAGCTGTAGCACAAAACTTTATAAGAAAAGTTAAAACGTATATAAAGGCTATGCCTAAATGGCTACTTGTACCAGTAATTACAGCAAACAATAAACAACAAGTTGAATTTTCAAACGGCTCACAAATAAAAGCAGTTCCCACCTCAGAAGATGCTGGTCGATCAGAAGCACTTTCTTTATTGATTGTAGATGAGGCAGCTTTTGTAAGAAATTTTGATGAGTTATGGATGGGTCTTTATCCAACACTGTCAACAGGTGGGCGCGCTATTCTTTTATCAACACCTAATGGTGTAGGCGGTCAATATCACGAAATATATACAAAAGCTGAAAGAAACGAAAACGAATTTAATCCTATAAAGTTAATGTGGGACGTTCATCCTGAAAGAGATGATGATTGGTTTGAAAAAGAAACAAAAAATATGTCTCAAAAGCAAGTTTCACAAGAGCTACTTTGTGACTTTTCATCATCTGGAGATACTTTTTTATCTAGTGAAGTTTTAGAAAAGTTAAGAATTTTAACAAAGCAACCTTTTGAAACTAGTGGACCTGGTAATAATATTTGGTATTGGGAATACCCAGTTGCTGGTATAAAATACGTGCTTTCAGCTGATATTGCAAGAGGAGATAGTGGTGACTATTCAGCTTTTCATGTAATAAACACAAAAGACATGTCAATTTCTGCTGAGTATAAAGGTAAAATTCCACCTGATCAATTTGCTTCTGTTGTTTACGATATGTCAAAAAGATTTAATGATGCTATAATTTGCCCTGAAAATAATGCTTACGGTTACACAATGCTAGTTAAGCTAAAAGACTTAGGTCACAAAAACATATATTTCTCTTCTGAAAAAGAAAAATATCGTTATTTATACGGCTCTTCAGACAATATTGGTAAAGCTGGCTTTAATACAAATAAAGAAAGCAGAGAAAAAATATTAGCAAATTTTGAAGAATGCTTGAGGAATAATTCAATAAAAACTTATTCTAATAGACTGTATTCGGAGCTAAAAACTTTTATATGGAATGGTAAAAAAATAACTGCTATGAAAGGTTATAACGATGACCTTATAATGTCTTTAGCAATTGGTCTTTGGATTGCTACTAGTGAAAATAGTTTTTACAATAAAACACAAATAGCACAAGCAGACGAAATTCTTAAAGGTATGGAGGTAAACAATACAAAAGTTGATAATACAATAATATCACCTTTTTATCAAAATAACCAGAACTCAGTAAACCCAATGATACCTATTTATATGCCTACAAGCAGCTTTGGTAGTAACTCAGAACAGCCAACACCAAAAAGTCCTTTAGGCGACTTAAGTTGGTTAATAAGGAAGTAAATAAATGGCAAAAGCTAAAAACGAAAATTTGTTTAAAAAATTAACAGATCTTTTTAGATCAGGTCCAGTCGTAAGAAGAAAAATAAAAGCTCTTAGCGCTAAGTCACATTCAAAGTCTTCTCTTGAAGTTTTTAAAAAAGCGCATAGTGATGTTTATAATTCTACTCTTAGCGCTTACGGATCTTACGACAGAATGGCAAGATATTCAGACTTCTCAGAAATGGAAGCAACGCCAGAAATAAGTTCTGCATTGGACATATACTCAGAAGAATGTGTATCTCCTGATGTTGAAGGTCAAGTGCTTCATATCTACTCAGAGAATAGAATGATTAAAAAAATATTACATGAATTGTTTTATGACACTTTAAATATTGACTTTAATCTTGCTATGTGGGTAAGAAATTTATGTAAATATGGCGACTTTTTTCTTTTTAATGATATACACCCGGAATTTGGTGTAGTAAATGTATTTCCAATTCCAATTTCAGAAATGGAAAGAGAAGAAGGCT